GGACAGAGTCGACGGTGATCTCGGTGGCCTTGCGGTGGTTGCCGTCCTTGTCGTCATAATTGCGGCTGGTGATCTCGCCCTCCACGAGGACGAGCCGGCCCTTGCTGAGGTACTTGCTGACGAACTCGGCCTGCGCACGCCACGCGACGCAGTCGATGAAGTTGGTGATCTTCTGGCCGTCCTTGGTCTTGCGGCCGGTGTCGCTGGCGAGCCGGAAGCTGGTGATCGCCACGCCGCTCGGGGTGTGTCTGAGCTCAGGGTCGGCCGTCAGCCGCCCTTGCAGTCCTGTGTGGTTATACATCAGCCTTGACCTCCTTGCTGGTTATGCTGCGCGGCAGCGGCGTCGAGAGAGTTGCAGATCTCGTCGTACTCCTGCCGGCTCAGTGTGGCCGGATCCTGCTTTTTGTACTTCTCGAGGATCCGGGCGTTGGTGCGCTCCTTGCTCATGCCGGCGGCCTCTGCCTTCTTGTAGAGGCGGCTGAGCTGCGCGTCGGACAGTCGGCCGGAGCCCTGCCCCTGCCGCTGCTGGCCCTGTCTGGAGCCGCCAGAGGTGCCCCCGGGGCCCTTGCCCTGCGCGCTGAAGTCGCTGTTGTCGGGGTCGTCCTCGCCTTGGTCGATGCTGAACTTCTCGAACAGGTAGTATTTCAGGGCATAGGTGTGGGCGGCGCCCTTGGCCTTGGCCGGGTCGTCGTTCCAGCCGAGGGCGTGGACGACGGCCTCCAGCGTCTCGTCGTCGTTGTCGAGGTTGATCCAGCGGATCGTCAGGTCGGCCTCGTAGAGGAACATGAGCTTGTCGCCGTTGTAGGTCTTGGTCTGCATGGTGATCCAGTAGACCGGGTCGCCGTTCTCTGCGTAGCGCGTGGCCTTCTCGCCGACGACCTCGAAGTCGACGCCGAGCTCGTTCATGATGGGGGTGATTTTCTCCCACACGTCGTAGATCTTGGCGTACTTGTATTTGACGCCTTCGCTGTGCTTCTTCTTGACGATCTCCGGGCAGGCTTTTCGCATTTCCACGAGCTTCTGCCGGAGCGCCAGACAGCGGGCCTCGATGGGAGGGGCCGCAGCAGCGGCCGCCTCCGGCTTTTTGGTCTCAGTTGCCATGTGGCACCTCCTTTAGATGTCGACCGTGAAGGTGGCCGGGGTCTCGTAGGCCGTGACGCCCTCCACGATCTCGCCGGTGCTCTGGATGGTGGCGATCTCGCCGGTGTAGGCGAGCAGCTTCTTCAGCTCGCCCCACTTGGCCGACTTCTCGACCTTGACGAGGTCGCCGTAGCCGTTTTCGCGCAGCCACGGCACCAGCTTGGCGTCGTCGACCGTAGCCTTGACGGTGCCCTTCTTGAGGGTCAGGGTGCCGGAGAGCAGCCGGTATTTCTCGGTCGTCTTGGTGGTCTTGTGTGGCACGGTGTTGAAGAAGTCGGCGAGGCAGGAGGTCAGGAAGGCGGTGCCGTTCTCCATGCGCCGGCGGGCGGCTTCGACCTTCTCCTCGATGGCCGCCTTCTGCTGGTCGGCCAGATCCTTCAGGCGGTTGTACTCGCTGCGCTCCTCGGCGATCTTGCGGATGGCCCAGTCGGCACAGCGGTCGTCGGTGATGCGGAAGGGGGCGCGCTCGCCCTGCTCCACGGTGCCGAGGTCGACCTGCTCCAGCTCGTCGAGGGTGACGGCTGGCAGCACCTCGGCCGGGGCCTCTGCGGCGATGGCTGCGGTGGTTTTATCGCTCATTGTGGTTCTCCTTTCTGTCTGGCGCGCTGGCCTTAAAGGTCAGCATGACGCCGCAGGTGATGGGCTTGACGCTCTCGAGTTCGACGGTGTAGCCGTTGCGCAAG